CTATTTTTTCCAGGTTGCTATTTCTCATAACCAAGGGTTAAGGTGGTGTTGTTTGGCAGTTTAAGCTCTGTCTAGCATGCCCGCCATTCTGGCTGTTAACACCCTAGTCAATGTGTGCTCATGGGTGTGTTAATATACGGGGTGGAAGCAGAAATGTAACCCACATCGTATAAAGACAGACGTGGGTGGTTGATCATTGGGTGTTAATTTGTGCAGCTTACAATTAGATTAATCTTATTCTGCTAACCTTGGCGAACTCTTTTCTCTCTGTTTTTTCATTTTTAAATCCACATAAATAACAAATCATGATATTTTTAAATTTTTTGGAAAGTGAGCATGTTTATAAAATGATGCCGAATGTAATTGGTGAATTTGAAGAATATGACATGTTGTTTAAATTTATAGTATTTGATTGTGAAGATAAGTGGAATGTGCATATAATGGTACATTTAGTAGACGGTAAATATAGAATACAGTTGAAAACAGATTGTGCATTTGCTATGATGGTTCAGGTGGATGATTTAGTTGTTATAGATTTACAATGACTGATGAAAAGAAAATTCCAATAGTACCTATGCCACAAGCAAATGACTATCGTTTACAGGGTTATTTGCATAGACCAGGCCTACCTTTGAATGCGCGACGAAACCAACATCGTAATCCGCTAGAACATAACGTGGGAGTAAATAGGCCAGAAGAGAAGAAACAAGAGTTGGAAATTGCAGCGCACGGTGGTGAAATCAAAGTACGTGATGGTGCTGAAGTGAAAATAAATAGACCCGTAGTGGTAGATAGAAATTATGATGTGAATAGTTGGGATATTGATGCATATACGGCAGTACATGATAGTGAAGGTGCTATTAAACAATTGGCGATAATGGAGAAATGTATTCGTAAACATAATGATGTAACAATATGGAATACGAAGTGGGAAACCTTATTATATTATAAACCTCTAATTTACTTGTTGTATTTGATATGTTTAATGGGTGAATTATCGGTATGTCTCATAGAAGATGTTTTTGTTACAAAAATTTGGACTGGACATTTCTATCGACCAATTTTGTTTTTAATTACTTATGGCCTTACTTATGCATTTTATAATATCGATATTTTATCGTATGGGATAGATTTATTTTTAGCTGTGTTTTATTACATGGATGAATTTGAAAATTACTTAATAATGAAATATTATTATATTAGGTATTGCAAATTTTTACAATATGATGTTAGATATGAAGTATTAGATGTGCAACGTCGTGCTGTAAATGAACAGGAAGTGCGGAGTGCAAGATCATATTATACACCATGTATTATCCAAGGTAGACACTATACACGTATGCGAAGAACAGTTTACCGTCATGGAGATTTTGGTAACCAAGTGAAGGAATTTTGGTTACCGACTGGGTTGGTATGTGAATTATTAGATACTTATCATTTTCGTAGTAATGGAGTAGTTCCGAATGAAACATTAGATTTTGCTTTAAAAATGTTACAAGATTTATATTCATATGATTTTGTAGAATTGGAAGAAAATAAAGACAATATAACATGTTTCATCCAAGAATATGTATATGCTAAGAAAATTAATAGGATTCGAGCCCATCTCGGAACAGCCCAGTAGGCGCCTTTTAGTAGGTTATAGGGTCATAGATTATTATGAATTATTAAAAGACCCTTTCATAACTCAGCGTTTTTCATTTCATTTCAGATCATTTTTAAATAAACGTCATTATGTAGCTTCTGCGTTACCGACGAATATAGAAAATGTATCGCCATATGTACCAGATAATAATGATACGCTAGGTAAATTTGTAGCTGCTTGTAAAAGGTATTTGAAGAAACCACCATTAATTGCAAATTATTGGGAAGAAAAACAGTTTGTTAAAAATTTGTTGCATATTTTATTTACGCCGTTAGGTAGGCATGAATTGAAGGATTATGCCACTTTTAGGAGTGAATTACCACATCCGTTGTGGAGAAAGAAACAATTGGATTTAGCATTGGAACGTTTACCTTATCTGTCAGATAAACGTATTTCCAAAGTTAAAAGTTTTATTAAACGTGAAATGCATGTAGAGCCAAAAGTGCCAAGAACCATTAATGCGCGAAGTGATGCCGCCAAAGTTAAATTTGGACCCATGGTTAAATCAATAGAAGAAAGTGTTTATAGTTCAGTTGAATATTTCAGTAAACATATTAAACCAATTGATAGGCCCAAGGTAATAAAAGATCGGTTTTCGAAATTTAAGCACATATATTGTTCAGATTATACAGCTTATGAATGCCATATGACACCGCAGATGATGCAGATTTGTGAATCTCAATTGGTGCGTTATATGATGCAAGGCGTGGATCTAAACATTGCAGAAAAGTACGTTAACATGTTAGAAGGTAAAAATATACCACGATCGAAACAACTTAAGATTATTTGTGAAGGAATTCGAATGAGTGGTGAAATGTCAACGTCTTTAAGCAATGGATTTACTAATATGTGTTCGATAATTTATATGTTATGGCTTAAGTTTGGGAAACCACTTTTAAGTGATGATTGGTTTTGGCAACAGTTCGATTTATTAATTGAAGGTGATGATGCTATTATTGGATATAACGGCGATTTTGAAATAACAGTTCCGGATTTTGAACATGTCGGTTTGACATCAAAAATTGAAAAACATCAGTCGTATGAAACAACTCGGTTTTGTCAGACCGCTTTTGATAAAGATGACATGCAACCAATAGCTGATATTAGGCGTGTATTGATTAAAACCTTTTATACTATTGCTAATGGGTTTAAGGGGGG